TAGACTATATATAGTCCCCCTCTGTATATGGGGATAGGCTATCATTGATTTCGAAATCTGGCAACCCCTTGACAAAAATAATTAGAGGATGTATTTATAGGGTAAGACCCGCAAAAATAAGGAGACGACATATGACAACTAATAATCCTAACCCATTCGTAAGGCACACAACTTGTGATAAGTGTGGATCATCCGATGCCAATGCTTTATATGCTGACGGCTCACGATTCTGCTTCTCGTGCCGCACCTACACTGAGCCTCCCAAGGACAAGACCCGCCTTGAGGAACTGCTCGGAGATGACACAAAAATTCAAGGCTCGGCGCCACAAGTTATACCACTAGGTATTAGTCAACCTATTACCGAAAGAAAGATAAGCCAAAAGACTTGTGAGTTCTTCGGAGTGACTACAACTAACAGTGATAAACCTAATGTATATAAACACCACTACCCATACTATGATAGTGAGGGTAATCATATCGCCACTAAGGTCAGAAGAGTAGCCGATAAATCATTCAGTGTAGAGGGCAAGACTGGTAAAGCTTTATTGTTTGGTCAACATCTATTTAGTTCTAACAATTTAAAAACAATAACAATATGTGAGGGAGAGATAGATGCTTTATCTGTGTTCGAAATGTTTGCACCAAACTCCTATCCAGTTGTTAGTGTTAGAACTGGTGCAGCTGGAGCTATCACCGATTGTAAAAAGCAGTATGAATTTTTAAATAGTTTTGAAAAGATATACCTATGCTTTGATAATGACGATCCAGGACGTGAGGCTAGTAGAAGAGTAGCCGAACTATTCCCTCCAAAAAAAGTACACATAGTTAATCTTAATCTTAAAGATGCTAATGATTATCTTATGCAAGGTAAACAAAAAGAATTTAAAGATAGATACTATGCTGCACAAACATATACACCAGAGGGTATCATACTTGGTGAGAATACATGGGATCTTATTGCTAATGAAAAGGTAATTGAATCAATACCTTATCCGTGGGAGGGTATGAATACTATGACTTATGGTATGAGACTCGGTGAGTTATGTACGTACACTGCGGGGTCAGGTATAGGTAAGTCTAGTGTAATGAGAGAACTAGCTTATCATATAATAAAGAACAGTAATCATTCAGTTGGTTGTTTATTCTTAGAGGAATCTGTTGAACGAACAACCAAAGGTATCATGTCTGTACATGCCAACAAACCACTGCACCTACCATTCTGTGAATCAACTATGGAAGAGAAACGTGCAGCATGGGAGGCTACCCTTGGTACAAACAAAGTAAGAATGTGGGATCACTTTGGTTCTACTGATATCGATAACATCATATCTAAAGTACAATACCTAGCTAGTGGATTAGATTGTAAGTTTATTATACTCGATCACTTGACTATGATTGTATCGGCTATGACTGGTGACAATGAGAGAAGAGCAATCGATAGTATCATGACAAGGCTTAGAACTTTAGTTCAAGAACAGAACATACATCTGATGTTGGTATCTCATTTAAGTAGACGAGCTAGTTCAGATAGTGGACACGAAGAAGGTGCGATAGTTAGTCTGTCACAACTCAGAGGTTCACATGGTATTGCACAACTTTCTGACTTTTGTTTCTCATTAGAAAGAAACGGACAAGCAGAAGACATGGAGAAGAGAAACCAAACTACAGTTCGTATACTGAAGAACAGATTTAGTGGAGAGACTGGCCCATGTTGTTGGTTACAATGGCATAAAGATAGTGGTCGCTTAACTGAAATATCTAACCCAAAATCCAAAGACAACGATGACTTCAAGGAGGTGAATGATGGATTCAAAATTTGACACAGTAGTTCTAGATATAGAGACGGATAGTTTAGATGCTACCAAGATACATTGTATATGTATTCAAGACTATGCAACTGGAGAACAGAGAGACTTTATACAAGAGCAAGGATGTAAAGAGTTCAAAGAGTTTCACAATCAAGATCGTAAGTACATCATGCATAATGGTGTAAGCTTTGATGGCCCAGTGCTAGAAAGATTATTAGGCATAACAATTCCCTTGGAAAATATTATTGATACACTTCTTATATCTCAAATGATTAATGCACACATAGATGGTGGTCATAGTTTAAAATCTTGGGGTAAGAAACTAACACGAGGTGGTAAGCTAGAGTTTAAAGACTTCGAGGAATATTCAGAAGAGATGCTGAAGTATTGTCAACAAGATGTACATGTCACACGTAAACTTATGGCACACCTAGCACCTAAGATAACACGGTTTAGTGTAGAGAGTGTACGTATGGAACATAGAGTCAGAAGAATTATAGATCAACAAGAGAAGAATGGATTCTATTTAAATGTAAATAAGGCACATGATTTATTAGAAGAGTTGAAAACAAAGTCAGAAGATTTAAAGAAAGATTTGAAAACTATATTCCCTACAATATATACACCACGATTTCATAAGACCACTGGTAAACCACTCAAGGATCACGTCGATGAGTTTAACCCTAGTTCTCGTAAGCAAGTGGCAGAACGATTACAAAAGAAATATGATTGGGTACCAAGTAAAACTACACCAACTGGACTACCAGTTATAGATGAGAAAGTTTTAAAGGAGTTAGATTATCCAGAGGCTAAGATGATTGCAGAGTATCTATTGTATGAGAAACGTGTATCACAAATACAATCGTGGTTGAAGAATGTTAAAGGTGATAACCGAGTGCACGGCAGAGTCATAACACTGGGTTGTGTGACATCTCGTATGAGTCACTATGGCCCTAATATGGCACAAGTTCCAGCAAGTTACTCACCATACGGTAAAGAGTGTCGTTCATTATGGACTATACAAGATCCAAATAAGTATTGTTTAGTCGGTTCGGATGCTAGTGGTTTAGAACTACGATGCTTTGCGCATTACTTACAGAACCCAAAGTTCACGGAGCAAGTAGTTGATGGTGATATACATACATACAATCAAAAGATTATCGGATTAAAAGATAGACCAACGGCAAAGACTTGGGTCTATGCATTTATCTATGGAGCTGGAGATGCAAAGCTAGGTCAGATAGTAGGTGGTGATACGGTTGCTGGATTAGGTAGTCGTAAGAGATTTATAAATAAAGTTAAAGGTATGAAAACTTTAACAAGTAACTTAGTTAATTTATTACAACAACGTAAGCGCAAGTATGGTGAGTACCAATTGGTTGCGCTTGATAAAAGGATTCTACTTGCACGATCCATTCACTCTAGTTTGAATACACTTATTCAAGGGGCGGGTGCTATTATATGTAAGCAATGGCTACTCAATATAATTGATGAGGTCGACAAGCAGAACTTGGATGCTAAGCCAGTGGCTAACGTCCATGATGAGGTGCAGTTTGAAGTCCGTAAGGAACAAGCTGTAGATTTTGGTAACATTACAAAGGAGGCAATGAAACGTGTAGAGAAACAATTTGACCTACGATGTCCACTAGATAGTGAGTATTCAATCGGCACGACTTGGAAAGAAACCCACTAACTGTTGACACCATTGATAGTATGGTATACTGTCGAGGTGTTTCTTTATTGAGACACTAATTTTAATAACTTTTATAAACTTTTAATTTAAGGAGATAAATATGCCAGTAATTTCAGGCACTGCTTATTGGGCGAAAGTCCACCAACCACACTTTGATCAGTATAATGAACAAGGTATTTTTTCCATTGATGTAACAGTGGATGCAAAGACTAAGAAACAATTACAAGACTTGGGTCTTGGTCCTCGTATTAAAAACAAGGGTGACGAGAGAAATGATTTCGTTACTATCAAAAGAAAGTACACTCGTAAAGATGGTACAAAGAACTCTGCACCTCGTGTTGTAGATTCTAAGAAGACACCAGTTAGTCCTGATGTTTTAATTGGTAATGGTTCAAAAGTTAATGTGGCTTTTGATACATACGATTACAACGTCGGTGGTAACCAAGGTGTTGGCTCATCTTTAAAAGCTGTACAAGTAACTAAACTAGTTGAGTACAGTCCTTCTGAAAACTTAGATGAGTTCGGTGAAGAGTCTGGATACCAGGCTCCAACTAACGGCGCATCTAAGAAAGATGGATTGGAAGACGACACACTTCCATTCTAATGTCAGATAAGAAGAGCATAGATACTCTTGTAAAAGATATTTACAAATTGTTTGACGAGGGCAACACTAATCAACCCACAACAAATAATTTAAATGAATTTGCAGAGAGTATGAAAGATGCTGTTCTTACTTATCTAACAGAGAAACAATCTGGTAGCCGAGGTATTCGTATGTCGAGCCTCGGCAAACCAGATAGACAATTATGGTATGAGTTATACAAACCAGAACTAAGAGAGCATATGCCATCTCATGTTCGAATAAAGTTTTTATATGGGCATATGTTAGAAGCACTTCTATTATTACTAGCTAAAACGGCAGGACATTCTGTCACAGATGAACAGAAAACATTAGACCTTGATGGAGTTGTTGGCCATCAAGATGCAGTAATAGATGGAGTTGTTATTGATGTTAAGTCGGCATCACAGTTTGGATTCAGAAAGTTTAGAGAGAATGATCTCACTCCAGAGACAGATGCCTTTGGATATCTTCATCAGATTGCTGCATACTCACAAGCAAATAAGAATGATGAGGTAGGATTTCTTGCTATTGATAAACAAAGTGGAGCACTTGCATTATGTCGCCCACATAAATCAGATATACCTAATGCACGAGAAAGAATTAAACACTTACGAAAAGTATTAAAGGATAAGAACAAACCACCACCAAGATGTTACGATGAAGAACCAGACGGAGTATCGGGTAACATGAAGTTAAGTATCGGTTGTTCTTACTGCGCATATAAAGTTGACTGTTGGTCTGATGCTAATGATGGACAAGGATTACGAAAGTTTATCTACAGTAAAGGGCCACGATGGTTAACCAAAGTGGTTAGCGAACCCAATGTATCAGAAGATATACCATGAGTATATTAAGAAAAGAAAAAGGATTTTATAGATCCATCTTTGAAGCTACTGTTTGCGCTAAGCTTGATGAAGATAAAGTTAAATTTGAATATGAAACACTTGTCATACCTTATGTAGTTCCAGAGATTAGGAAGACATACACCCCAGACATTATACTAACAAACGGTATTATAATAGAACTCAAAGGACAGTTAACAAGAGAAGATAGAGCCAAGCATTTGTATATTAAAAAGCAAAGGCCAGACTTAGATATTAGATTTGTATTACAAAATTCTAGAAATAAACTTTACAAAACTAGTAAAACAACTTATGGTGATTGGCTAACTAATAATAATTTTATATGGGCAGATAGATTTGTACCAGTGGACTGGATAGATGAACGACCAAAAGAAATCAACACAACAGAAATCTTTGTTAAACCAAAGTCAAACCCGAATAGTTTTAGACCCTATACTCGATACGACCACCGAGGGAAATAAAGAGGGAGAGAATGAAAGAGCATTATTCAGAGCCGTTATATACCAAGCTTTACTTGATGCTAGTAACGATGATAATAACACCACTAAAGAAGCTATACAGATTAGGGAAGAAGCTGTTCGTTGGTTTAGCAAATCTGTTGGGGTTACTGCTTCTTGGTTCGTCGATGTTTGTGATCTTGCTGGTTTGCATTATAGTCAAGTGCGGTCTTTTGCTCGTAAGCTCATTCATGAACCTAATAACACAGACTTCCAAAGGAAGAGATTAAATGTACTACTAAACATGACACATGGAGAGGACAAAAAATGAAAGATGATTTAGTTAATCACCCACCACATTACAAGTACAATGATAAAGGTATTGAATGTATAGAAGCTATCGAAGCTGCACTTACACCTGAAGAATACAGAGGATACCTACGTGGACAAGTAATGAAATACTCTTGGAGATGTAATTACAAAGGCAAAAGACTAGAGGATTTACAGAAAGCTCGATGGTATTTAAATAGATATATTGAATTGCTAGAAAAAGAATGATAGTATCAGAACTTCCGATACTTGAAATAATCTGCTCACTCAGTGCATGTGTGTCAGTGTACTTGTACGGAAACGGATCACTGAAAGCACCGTTGTTTGGTATATGCTCCCAAGTTTTTTGGTGGGCATGGACGATCCAAGAGGGTCTATACTTTATGATGGTACTGAATGTGGTAATGACATTAACACATATTAGAAACATAATTAAAATGAAAGGGAGATCATGACGACATTACCAACTGTTTACCAACAATTTATACACAAATCTAGATATGCTAGATGGTTACCAGAAGAAAAGAGAAGAGAGGAATGGCACGAAACTGTAAGTCGGTACTTTGATTTCTTTAAACAACAACTAAAAAAGAATTGTGACTATGATTTAGATAAAAAAACTATGGACTATTTATCTAATAAAGTCATGAAGTTAGATGTCATGCCTTCAATGAGGGCACTGATGACTGCGGGCCCAGCCTTGGAAAAAGAAAACATAGCTGGGTATAATTGTTCTTATGTTCCAGTAGATCACCCAAAAGCTTTTGATGAAATATTATATGTACTTATGTGCGGGACGGGAGTTGGCTTTAGTGTTGAGAAAAAATATACCAGAAATTTGCCTAGTGTTGCTGATGAGTTTCACAATACAGAGACTGTTATTATGGTCAGAGACTCCAAGCTTGGTTGGGCAAAAGCATTTAGGGAAATCATTACACTACTGTATGCCGGGCAAATCCCAAGGTGGGATGTATCTAACGTGCGACCATCAGGAGCAAGACTTAACACTTTCGGCGGCCGAGCTTCTGGACCTGCACCTCTCGTCGACCTCTTTAACTTCGCCATCGAAACCTTTACTAAAGCGAAAGGCAGACAACTAACACCACTTGAGTGTCATGATCTTGTCTGTAAAGTAGGGGAGATTGTTGTTGTCGGAGGAGTAAGACGTTCGGCTATGATTAGTTTATCAGACCTTGATGATAGAGACATGAGAGATGCAAAGTCTGGTGAGTGGTATAGAGTTGAGGCACAACGTGCGCTATCAAATAACTCTGCCGTATACGAAACCAAGCCAGATAACATCGGAACTTTTATGGAAGAATGGTTAGCGCTATATAAATCTGGTAGTGGTGAACGCGGTATCTTTAACAGACAAGCCTCAAAGAAAGTTGCATCACGTAATAAAAGAAGAGACGCTGACTTTGAGTTCGGAACTAATCCGTGTTCGGAAATAATTTTACAACCTTTCCAATTTTGTAACTTATCCGAAGTAGTGGTACGTGAGGGCGATAAAGAAGAAGACTTACTAGATAAGGTTGAAGCGGCTACTATACTTGGTACTATGCAAGCTACCTTAACAAACTTTAAATATCTACGAAGACAATGGAAAGATGCAACAGAGAAAGAAAGATTACTCGGAGTATCTTTAACTGGTATCATGGATCATAAAATATTATCTGGAGATATTTATAACAAAGCTGTACTAACAGAGTTGCTTGTGAAGTTAAAAGATAAGGCAGTAGCTGTTAATAAGATATGGTCTAAACGATTTGGTATCAACCAAGCTACGGCTATTACTTGTGTTAAACCATCAGGTACAGTATCACAATTAGTTAATGCTGCATCTGGTATACATGCAAGGCACAATGATTATTACATTCGTAGAGTTAGAGGAGACAAGAAAGATCCACTAACACAATTCTTACAATCTCAGAACATACCAATAGAAGACTGTGTTATGAAACCAGATTCTACATCTGTCTTTTCATTTGTAGAGAAAGCACCAAGTGGTTGTATAACTCGTAATAAACGTACGGCTATAGAACAATTAGACCATTGGTTAGCTTATGCTAAACATTGGTGCGAGCACAAACCAAGTGTAACTATATCAGTTAACGAAGATGAGTGGCTTGGTGTGGCTGATTGGTGTTGGAAAAACTTCGATGATCTTAGTGGTATATCTTTCTTACCTAACTTCGGACATGTGTATCAACAAGCACCGTATGAAGATATAGATGAAATAAAATATCACAAGTTAAAAAAGAACCAACCAAATAAAATTAACTGGAATGAACTAGCACTGTATGAACAAGAGGATCACACCAAGTCCTCCCAAACTCTTGCATGCAGTGCTGGGTCATGTGAGGTTGTAGATGTATAAAACATTTATAACTATACCGAAAGCTGTTCCGATAAAGTTATGTGATGAGATGGTAAAAGAATCACCAGATTATTCGGAACAGTTGGCTGGTGTCATGTGGAAAAAAGAGGCGGACTTAAAGAAAGACAGAAACTCTAAAGTTAGATGGTATCCTCTTGAGCATTGGATTGTTCCTAAGTTATGTGAAGTTGCATCGCAAGTAAACAAACAAGATTATGGTTTCGATGTGACTAACTTACAGTGCCCTCAGTTTACTGAGTATACAAAAGGACAACACTACCAATGGCACAGAGATATATACCCACCAGAGATGGATGGACCATACCCAGGACTAGTGCGAAAGTTATCTATGATTGTACAGTTATCTAACTTCGAGGATTACAAAGGTGGTATCTTACAAATTAAAAATATGGACGGTAAGATAGAACCGATTGAAGGATTCAAAGATAAAGGTGATATGATTATCTTCCCATCTTTTTATTTACACAGAATAAAAGCAGTAACAGAAGGAACACGACACAGTTTAGTGTGTTGGTTCATGGGGCCACCGTTTAGATAATGGATAAATTCTTGTGGGGACTTCTTAAATTTTCATTATATGTATTAGCTATACAGTGGATATGTATTTTTATGGCTTCTATTGTATGAAAGATTTAGTAGTACGACCATGGGGAACATATCGTGTGCTAAAATCTACACCAAAAATGGTTGTAAAGATATTACATGTGTATCCAGGTAAGGCAATGTCTGTTCAATATCATAAATATAGAAATGAGCACTGGAAAATACTTGAAGGCGAAGTAACGGCCCTCATAGATGAGCACTGGTGGACGTTTCTACCTGGCCATAGAGTTTATATCCCAAAAAATACTGTTCATTGTGTACGAGCTTCTAAGGGCCATATAACGATATTCGAGGTTTGGGAGGGTGAAAAACTAGATGAAAACGATATAATAAGGATACATCATGATTATAGTAGTGAGTGGAGGGTTTGATCCTCTACATTCTGGGCATATAAATATGTTCAAACAAGCTTATGAGTTCGGAACTGTGTGGGCAATCGTTAATACAGACGAATGGCTACAAAAAAAGAAAGGTTATAACTTATTAAGCTACGACGAACGTGAGCTTGTAGTAAGTTCAAACAAATATATAGACAAAGTTATCAAAGCAAAAGATGATGACGATACTGTAGTAAATAATTTAAAAGAGTTTGTTAAGAACGATATGGATTTTGCTTTTGCTAACGGTGGCGATCGTATACCTACATCTACACCAGAGATGACATATTGTCTTAAACATAACATACCGATGCTATTTAATATTGGTGGGACTAAGACTAAATCTTCTTCAGATATTGTTAGAAATTTACTTGACCAAGCTACTAAATAATATATATTTAGAAGTGAACACCAACGTCGTCAATAATCCCTAGGGGTGGGTAATGTAAACCTCTAGGGATTTTTTTTGCCCAAACAAATTATCGGACATCTATACCCTAACAAGTTTCTTTTATTACTATTTGGAAATCTACTACCTTTAGGAGGTCTGTGAAGAATTGTAATGGGTGGGGCTGATTCGCCCCTTCCCTTATTTTTCGGCACAAGCATAGCTATTGATTTCAAGACCAATAGATACAACCGTGATTGATGGTTTAGACCACATAATCAACTCCATTTGTTAAAGGTTAACAAACAGTGCTGGTTGCCTTAACGACCGCAGCCCACTGATTATTATTATATTTTACTTCTTCATGTTCTCTCTTGCAACCCCTTTTGATTTTTCAAAAGAACGTAAGCCTCCCATTCCGAGTAAGGCTATCGTTAAAGAAATAAGTTCACCAGTATCTATAAAGTTTGGCATACTAATTTCTGGTGCAAACAAGGCTGTGAACCAAGTCATTAGTGGTAGTATAAAGAAGTTTACAAATAAACCTATTGCGCAGACCCACATGATTGCTGGTCGTGCTCCTGCTACAAACATGCTTGGATGTTTAGCTGCCTCGGTGTTAGCTTTGGCTTGTTCTTTTGCTAAAGCATTCGCATGCTTCTGTGACATGGTAGCTATGTCGTGAGCTAGACGTGCTTTTTGGTCTTTGTCTTCTATGAATTTATCAAGTAGCCCAGTAACTGGACCGATGAGTGCTGTTAACATTACTTAGATCCTTCTTCAATTTTCTCTAGTATAACATCTTTTAGTTGGTCCATCAAAACGTAGGCCATATGTAAGTTAATACTACCTGCAAAGTAATCTACTAAGGGTCCTTTATCATCAAACAAAACAGTCATGACACCAGTGGCTTCATGCTTACTAGCATCTTCTTTAATAACATCTATTTGATTCATAACTAATTTATTAAAATGATCTGGTGGAAACTGTCTAGCCATGTCAGCAGTCATGATATGTTCGTTAGTGTCTTTAAATAAATTAACAACCACGTCTTCAGGTTTCTTTTTATCTGTCATCTAAAACAATAGAAATATTATTACGTTTATAATTATGTATGTTGTCATTTGCTTTCCAATAAATGTTTATATGGTAGACCATGAGCCATTTCTGTTACAGTCCACTGTGTGTAAGCTAAGTCGTTAAACAGTTGTTGTCTATCTTCCATCTTTGGATTCTCTACACAACTAATATCGTGGGAGCTGATTGGATAAGCAAAGTTAAGATTGCTAGGTGTAATAACAGGGACACCAGCAAGCAGACTATCCACAGTACCTCCCGACGAGTATCCAACAGTTGCCCAAGCGCCTTGCAAGTCTTTATAAATTGGGTCTTTATTTCCATAAACCATAGTAACATTTTCTTGTCCATCTACAAACTCCTCAAATTTAGACAGATCGTAAGACGATATAAGAGGATGCATCCGTACTCTTATAGGTCTCTTCGATACCTTTTTACATTTAATTATTTCTTCTCGTAACCATTGTAATATATCTACGTTAGCCGTAGCTGCATCACCTGGTAGCTGCATCAAGAATAGTATATAGTCTCCATCTTTTCTCCAGTCCTTAATCCCAAGATCAAGGTCTGTTTTAATTATACCCCATCTATCTTTTTCAGAATCTTTATTGTTGAAGGTGCCTAACGTATTCATGTAGTGTCCCTTACCAACACGATAATACTTATGATCTTCTGTTATTGTTCTACCTAGTAGTGGTGTCTCAATAACAAGTAGGTCACCTTTGTGTCTGTTAACAACACTATTCTTTAATAGATGATGAGACGTACCTCTATCTTTCCAAGATCCAAATATAATAGCTACGTCACACTCCATATATTCTGTTGAGTTAGATAAGAATACTAGGTCGTCTGTTGTTTCTCTAATACCATGAGTCATGGCTGTTAATGTATTTACATGTGGTTGATGTACAGCCGAGTTTAAAAATACACCGACTACTTTACGGGATGTCATCGAATAACTCCTTGTAACTTAATTGTTTATTTTTATCTTTAAGACCATCTTCCCACAGTGCTTTGACAAGACCGTCACCGTGCACGTGGATATCTATATCGACTTCTTCTCTTTGCATAAGTTTTTCAAAGTCTTGGGCTTGAGCTAGTAACTCACCTGTTGTCCAGTGTGGTTCGTTCTCTTCGCCAACAGATACCTTTAGCCATTTCTTTCTCCCATCCTCGGCTAACTCATCCTTATTTTTTGGCTCGCCCTCAATTGATGAATCAAATCCGAACAAGTGTACGGATCTAAAACCCAATGTATGTAGCATACCAATAGTTCTCATACCTGCGCAAGTGCCACCAGTAATTAATGTTTTGTTCTTAAAATAATCCCAACCTTCAATTGCATTACAGTAGGCATCCCAAGCTACAATTTTACATTTATGTTCTAATAGATGTGTAACTACTTCTGGATTAGACATGGTTGCTACCCAATACATTACATCTTTATGTGGTTTAGCTAGTAAATCTTTACGTACATAACCGTGTGTAGATTTTTCGTTGAATGGTCTTGGATCAAGTATTGTACAAGCCCACGGTATTACACCATTATCTATTAGTGTATTGTGACTATGTTTAACACACACAACTTTTATACCTTTAGCTTGCATCTCTTTTATTTTGTCAAGGTCTTTCATAAGAGATGGACCAGCTGATGCAATGATAACTTCTTCGTTGTTCCATTTACATCGTTCTAGTTTAGAGTCAACTCTTTTAGAATTAGTTATGATATTCATACGGATATCTTCTATCGGCATACAATCTTGTGGTGTAACTACAATTGGTTTCTTAGTTGAGCCTTCTTCCTTCTGCGCTTGTACTTTAGTATTTGGCGGTTCTTGACTAGCTTGTTGTTGTTTGAACTTCAACATACCTTTGTTGTGATACATGTGTCGGACTAACGGTGAGGCCTCAAATGCATTTAGATCGGCACAGTGTGGTGAAAGGTTATGTACCTTGAGACCATGCGCTTGATGTAAATTAATTATACGTGTCAATACAAAAGCATCATGCCACTCACGATAGTTATACACTTCACCCGTGTTCCACACTCCAAACATATCAGCAAACAAAGCCTTGTTGAGATCAGACATACGTAAAGCTAAGAACCCCGCCTCGATATAGTTGACAGCCGTTCGACCGAGTACAGATATATCGACATCTTCTGGGATCCACTTTTGGATATCATCCATAGTTACCTTTTTGTACGTAACGGTATCAGCATCAAGCCATATACCGACATCACACTTAGGCGCATTCTTAACAAAGAAGTCATACTCAGTGTATACTTTATAGGCCCACCTCTTTACATCGGTTCTCCAGTTAGGGTCATCTTTCTTATCTTTATGTTTAGCAAAGAACTGACAGAGTTCTTCTGATTGATTCATAAGGTCAATGAACTCGACTCTATTAGGGTCATAGTTCTGTAGACCACGTTCAGGCCAGTCATTATAATATACATATAATTTAGTTTCTTTAGGCCAGTATTTTACGAAACTGTCTATACATTCTTTTGCATAGACATTCCAATGGTCGCCGCGAAACGACGTTACAAGTGAAAATGTAGGCATTTCATATCCTTCAATGTTGATCCATGTTGGTAATCCATGTGAGCTTTTTCAGCAAACCATTTGTCTGCATACTCACAGTCGTCATAGCCACTCATCCACGGACCACCTAAAGAAAAGTGAACAGCTGATGGTGTAAGCGGGGTATGTTCTCCCATTATACCAGGAACATAATTCCATTTTGGGTTGAGTTCTCCTACACTAGCAGGCCCTCGTGAGAGCCATGCGAATTGATGAAGGTCAAGACCTTTCATATCGTTGACATCATAACAAGATAATTCTTTGTTAGCTTTATGGTTCATATTAAAAGCCATAAGCGAAGACCACAACTTACAGTTGTACTTCGTCTGTATCTTATTATCCATCTTAGTATCTTCTTCTGGGTGATAATTAAATTTAACTGTCATTACTGGATAGTCATCATCTAGTTCATCAAGTAAATTTTTTATATCATCAAGCCATAAAAAGTCGCAATCACAAAAGATTACCCACCCTTTTACTTTGTTTCTTCTCGCTAGTTCTGGAATAAGAAACCGAGTATGACTGAACTCCGTAGAAAAAGGTGCGTTGTCTTTAACGTCCCAGTGTTGTCCGTTCTTATCAATGCGCCATTCACGATCAAACAATTTAAAGAATCGTAAATTATTATGCATGAGTGGAGTGACAGCCACAGGTATTGACGATCGTCTGACAACTGAGTGTGCACATACATCGTATGCATCTATTTCTCTTGAGTCCCAACCAATCGCCACGTGGACGTCTTTCATATAGTTAAATATATACCTTAGTCATGGTTAGTCAATACCTCGTGGTAGTTTTTTAAGTCTTTCTCTAGCCATATATCTATCATCAGACGGAAGGTTAGATAATGTTCTATTACCTCCAGCTATTTCGTTGTAAAAATTATCAGCAATTGTGTCGGCATTAAGCTTAATAGTCATATTAATTTTACCATCACTAAGCATCTTCTTATTATGTTCGGTAATATCTTCGTACATTTCTCTTATATCATCTCGTGCGCTTTGAATAGCTTGTTGATCTTTGGCTTGGATGGCTCTGTGTAATTGTCCTTGGTATTTTTGTAGTCTTCTATAAAATCTTCTACTGATATGCGCCGAAGCATTTCGTTCTGTCTTTGTTAAATACATAGCTTCTCTTTCTCTAGCAACATCTGCTGGTGTAAAACCTAAACTTTGCATAATTGCATCAAAAGAAGATACATCTTTAGGAACAATAACTTTATCACCAAATCTTGTTTTATATCCATCAGCTTTTAAATGCACTGACTTAATAATATTTGCAAACGGTTTAGGCATAAGCTCAGCTACGGCTAATCCAACATCATCTGTTTGTAAATAATCATAAGCAACACTTGGTTTACTTAATACACTAAACAAAGGCACACTTGCTTTTGAAAAACCTTTATCACTAAATAAGAAATCTATTAGACCACCACTAACGGGGTGTGAACCAAGACCAACTCTTCTACCAATATCAACACCACCTGCAAATCTAAAGCCACCTCTATAAATTGCTTCGGCAAACTTTGGATGCATAATATCTCCAGTAATGTCATACCATAGCTTCGTGGCATTTGCATTTTTATAACCCGCAGTTTTTAATAAACCCTCAGTTAATTCTGTTAAGTCTTCTACAAAAGGTAGACCCATTAAACCTGATGTCATCATAAGGGCTAACATGTAAACCAAAAAAGCTTTTCTACCTTCTGGTCCTTTATCATATGCTAATCGTTTCATTAAAGCTAACATCATTGTTGGATATTCACTAAACTGAAATGCTAAAGCGCCCCATCCTCTACTGATTCTTGGCTTAGTTTCTTTACCATAAAGGAACTGTGTTTCTTCAACAGCATTACGTGCAATTAAATCTCTAACACCTTCGTTTTGTTCTGTTGTTAGATTATCTATGTTTTGTAATATTGTGTTTGGATCTAGTTTTAAATCATCTTGTAGCCTAACTTTAAATACTTCATCTTGTAGAGCATAGTTGATAGCCTTACGAAGTGTGTTACGGTCAGCAGTTAATTCATATGATGAGATATACGAAGCTAATCTGTTTGCTACCTCTGTTGTTGTAAACATCAAACCAAGTGTTCTTACAAACTTTTCAAGTTTAGCCTTACCTCTGGGTATACCAGCCTTGTTAATTAGCTTTTCGCCTTTTATAAAATCTGTAGTTTGTTTACCTAAATATTCATTAGCACGACTTGGATTTATGACAGAACTTAATAAATTATTAGGATCTCTAAACAGTGGTATTCGTTGTCCAAATGCCTTTGATAGTTTTTCTAAATCAAACTGATTATCTGAGGTTGTTGTTGGTGTAATACCTTTGGCAAATAATTCTTTAGTGACTGATGCTTGTTTCTTAGCTGCTTTAAACTGCCCCGCATATATACCGTTGTATACCATAGCAGGTATACCTTGAAACATGTTCATAGCTGAAGCACTAATATCTGTTAAGAAATATAAGAAACCAATTTGTCTTAAATTTTGAAACTCGTGTGGATCATTATCTAAATACTGTTCTAGTTTTTCTGAATACTCTGCTGCTGGTGAATTAGGAACTTTTTTAGCATCACGAAAAGCTGTTCTTATTCTATCGTCAAAAACAAAACCAGCATCCCAAGTAGCAAAAGAGTTAATATGTTTACCTATAGCATCAAGACCATCTTTAGGATCAAACCCAGCAATCATTCGTGACTCTCTTAAAAATGTAGGTATACCTTTGGTAGCTTTTAATGCTTGAGCTTTGTCTTTTAAACTTTCATAAAAATTTACATCTGGGTTTACGGCATCTGTATCTGTTGGGGATAGTTGTAAAAACGCATCAAGACTTTCAATAAAATCTGGACCGACTCTTTTAGCTATATTATTATATGTATTATCTTGAACACCAGAGTGTATATATTTTTTTACAGTTTTACCTTTTTCATCTTTATATATTTCATTAGTATTTGGATCTCTTACAACTTCATCTTTAGAAAATTTATCAAGCAGTTGTGAAGCCATACTTTTAGCTTTATTCATCTCAGCAACATTAATACCTTTGTTTGTGTCATAAGCTTTCCACAACACAACTTCTTTTTTAATCTTTCCATCTTTCAAAACATTCTTTGTAACGGCAACATACTTATCACCTGATCGACTCATTGGAAAGTAAACGGTATTCATTTGTTTACCTATTTTTTCAATACGACTGATAGCATTTTTAATTGATTGAGAACCGTCTCTATCAATACCTTTTAAACTTTCACTTGCTGTTTCTAGTTGACCTATTAGTTTTAACAAGGCTTGTGTATCTCTGGCATAGTTTGTGGTAAAGTCAATGTTCTTTAAATACTGTGTCACCGTAGAACTTGTAACTTTATTACTTTTTAATTGATCTATAGTTTGTTCAATAATTAATTGTCTTTCATAATTACCCATCTCAAGTAAAGCATTATATGCTTCTATCTCTGCACCAGTAAGAGTGATGGTCTCTGGGTCAAACATACGAGATACACCAAACTTAAATTTTTTATCACCATTCTCATCAACTTGTGTACCAAATCTAAACTCATCCTCAGTTACAGTAATCTCTCCGTCTACTGGTGTTAATACTTTTCTGTTACCATTTACGGAAGCTTCGTTTCGAGCAAAGATTGCAACCTTAGTTACACGTTCAGCTTGTTCCTCTGTTAAGTTTGCCCACGGCTTCATTATTGCCATTAACTCTTCGTATATTCTGCCTCTAAATTCTGATCGTTTAACAATTACATTTAAAACTTTTGCAAGTGCTTTATCTTTTGAAGCTAGATGTCTTAGATCAGCAAACCAGTTGCCAACCAAACGACCGATAGATGTTTTAGCTCCAGTTAAAAAGTTTGAAGCCCTTTGAAATAATGTTCGATTATCTGCCTCCGCTTTTGGATTTGTTTTGTATTCGGCCTCATTGTCACCTGCATCATCTATCTCGTCAGCTTCTTGTGCTTCTGGTGTATGTTCATTGGCTAGTCTTTCGTCTGTCTTCTCTATCTGTTCTTGTGTTTTGTTTGCAGGTCGTTCGTTTTCAGTAACACCAGGATTATTTGTTTTCTTACCACTTCTATAACTCTTAGCTATAAAGTCTTGAAACACATTAAAGTCTATAGCTTTAGCACTGGTATCAATACTTGATGTTGGGTCTGGATCAAGAGCAACACTTGGTGTTTCATTTGTTTCTTCGTTATCGGCAATCTCTTGCGTTTCGTTTTGTAATTGATCGTTTAAATATGTTGTAGCTTCTGCTTCAGTCTCAAATATTTTTGCCGATGATGGGTTGTTTATAGCGACGGCTCCAAATTTAATTGGCTTTGCACCACTTGCTTGTATCTGTTGTATCTTACCTAATACTTTATTTGTTTTTAAATTGTAAATATCTTTGGTAACTACTGACTGTTGTTCTTTTTGCTGTAATACTGCATCAAGTTCTGTCTTTTCAATTTCGTTTTGTAATGGACTTGTAACATTTTCGGTATCAAAGAAAGCATTTTCTAAGGGTTGTTTTCTTGATTCAATTACCTCTTCTTCAGTCGGAGCTTTCTTTTCAAATTGAGCTGCAAACATTGGTGTCGATAATTTAACAGCCTCAACCTTTTTCTTTCTAACTTTCTTTTTTGCTTTCTCTGTTTGTTTAACGGTGTCTTCGTCGTATGGCGACCACGTTGTAAAATCTTTACCTTCTTGCTTAATAACATTGTTTTCGGCTAGTTGTTGATATATCTTTGCTTCAACATCTGGATTCTCTTCTAAAAACTTTTGTTCAACTTTACTTAGTAATTTTTCTCTAACTTTTTTTGGATTTATCTTTGAACCACCAACACCATCTTTAGTTCGTGTCTTTGCAACTTCTGATACGTTGTTGTATATCTTACCAACAAGTTCACCAATCTCCATATCGGCAAACTCATCGTCAGCAAGTTGGTCAATGGTTTCTTTTTTCTCTTTAAATTTAATTTTTTTAGATTTTTCTTTTAGTTCTTTTTCTGCATTTTTAAATTTAGTGCTATTAATTATTTTACCATATTCAACATGTATATTGTCTTTTTGATATTCATCATAATTTTCTTGTATAATTTTTTTGTATTCTTCAGCTGTCATATTTACTGACTCTGCTTTTTCTTTTAATTCTTTAGGATTATTTAACAATCTTTTTCTGCGCTCTTGACTTTCTTTAGCACGAAAAAATGCTGCCTTTGCTTTTTGAATGTTTGTGTAAGGATCAAAACCAAAAAGTTTTGTTTCATTTGTTTTCTTTGTTATCTCTGGTGTTTTAAGTGGACTACCATCATCGTCTTCTGGTTTAAACTCTTTGACATCATAATCTTTGTCGGGTCTTGCCGCTAAGCCAGCCTCCACGATACCGATAGGACCCTCGGCTATACCTTCGAGTAAGACTTCACCAGGTCTGGACACAAAGCCATCCGTCATGATCTGTGCCGTAGCCTCACCCAAAGCACCGAGTGAACCCGCTTGGACTGTCTCGCCGAGAGCACCTGCGACACGTGCACCTAGTCCTACACGACCAGCATCTTTAATAGCTTTTGTTAACAGACCCGCCGTACCAAAGGCTAGAGCATCAAAGGCACCAATAGGTATGGCACGTCTCTTCGCATTGTCTCTAGCTTCGGCTAAAACTTTAGGGTCGTTAAAGGCGGTGGCTAAAGCAATACCATCATTAATATCAACACCAGTCTCACTAACAGCTTCAATAAATGATGTACCATATTCTGTTGCTGCACTACCAGAACCAGTAGCTAACCCACCAACAATACGAGATAGTAATGGTATAGCTGAACCTTTAGTGGCTAAAGCCGCACCACCCGCTACAGCAACGGTCGGTAAATAAGTACCAATAGATTCACCAATGATTGGTAAGATAACCGATGGATTCTTAGCAAGAGCCTTGAGTGCCTCGCCTGTAGTTTCGGCTTTGGATATTTGTTGTAAAGTTGTGAAGTCATCTTTATCAAGAGGTATTTCTTTTATACGTTGCTCATATTGACGAATGTCATAAGCCGCACTCTCTGGATCTTCAAAACCTAGTTCAAGTGTACCAACATTAAAAGCTTGTTGTGCTCTACGAAAACCACGTTCTACAGAATCAGGTAGTAATGGTATACCTCTTAGTTTAGGAGGTGGGACATTTAATTGATTCTCTATTTTTTTGTAGTTATCTTTTACGTAGTCTTGGATCTGCTCATCAGTGACATCATCACCGAATGTTACTGTCCCATATCCACCATAATCGAGGACTTTAGGCATTTACTCTGTCCCAGTAAGTTTTTTAATAAAACTAGTAATACCACTTGGTGATTTAATTTTTGTATCTTCAGTGCTTGGTAATGTGGTTGACGGTGCCATTCCCAGTTTACCAACAATTGAATTAGTTTGTTCAATTAATTTTGGGATAGCTGTTTCCATATCCTCACTTAATAACATAGGACTATTTTTACTTAAAGATTCAAATACTTTAGTTGCTTGATCACCACGTAGCTTTAACGTATCCATCATGTATTTATAAATCGCTTTTGTATTATCTGCGGCTAACGATCTTTCTTTTAAGTCAAGCTCGTTTATAGCGACCATACGAGCGAAGTCTTTGTTTACTTCATCGGCTTCAAATTTCTGTTGAGCTAATCCTCTTTCTGTTATTCTTTTAGCTGCTTCTTCGGCACCTGCTCTACCAGTTCTAATATCTTCAGCCGCTATTAAATCAAGTAAACCAGTTTTAGCTTGCATAATATCTATACCCTCTTCTTCTTTTGGTTGAGCCATACGTTTTAATATATCCAAAGTTGTTTCTTCTTTCTCAACTGGTATGACGACTTCGTCTTTTTCGTCTACATCCTTTTTAGGAGGTTCAATCTTTGCATCTATTTCATCTTTGTCTTTTTCTTTATCATCACTACCAATTAACTTTAAATCTTTATTAGTTACATACTCACCTACACTTGGTCCAAATTCAGATGCTTTAGGAAAAGCTTCTTTATAGTTTGGTAAATCCATACCAGTTAAATATTCAGTTGCCTTACTTGATGTATCATAAACTGTTCCTGCTACAGTAGATAAAGGTCTACCAAAATATTTTAACAAAGGATTAGATTTTAAAGACTCAAATGGTCTTGATACCCCAGTGTAAATATCTTCAAACAATGATTTACCCACAATCGGTTGTGATTGTTTTGCCGCTTCTGCTAAATCTGAACCTCCACCTTTTTGGAATGTCATCTTACCACCTACATAGGCATTCATAACTTCTTGTGGATCAAAGCCCATCTTCTCTACAACTTGTGGAGCTTTGGCGGCTAACTTTTTAATACCTGGATTATCTGGGACTTCACCACCCTCGGCAAATAGTCCTACACCTTTACCCGCACCATAGATACCTAGTGCACCTAGACCAAGACCAGCCGCTTGTTGTCCAAATGTCGGTGGAGCTTGTTGTGCTTGTGAGGTTGTGTATGTCGATACTGGTAAATTAAATCCACGAAGTACAGATGACATCTCTTGTACTTGTTGTGATGGTCTGGTTGTTTCTCGTGCAAAATCTTCGTAACCAATGTCTAATGCTCTTTGTTGTTGTGCTTGTTGCGTACCACCTACAGTTTCAAGAGCACCTAATCCAGCTAAACCTAACTGTTGTTGTTGCGCACCTAGACCTGCAAACTGTTGACCAGCTGCTAACGATGCGGCTCTATCTGCTGCTAACTGATTCATAGCTTGTTGATAGGCTTGTTGTGAACCTACGGCTTGAATGTCGGCTAGTCTTTGACCAGTCTGTCTACCTAATTCTGATTCTTGTAATGCTTGTCGTGATCCTCCGAATGCACCTGCACCAACTGCCGATGCTCCTATTTGTTGCTGTAGTTTATTAGCATCTCGTAAGGCTTCTCTTTTTTGTATATCAATAACAGATTGTTGATATGGACTCATACGTGAAGCAATAGCTGCTGGGTCTGTTGATTGCTGTGCGGCTTGTTGTGTAAGTATATCTGCCGTAGCTATATATGGTTTGTATCCACCAACCATTTCTTCAACACCTTGATATGCCGCTTGTTGTTGTGGTGTTGTTGTAGCTAGTCTTTGTCCTTCGTATCTTTGAAACGGTTCGGTTGTAACAGCTTCGGCTCTTTCAAATAATCTTTCTAGATACGGTTGAAAATATTCTGGTATGTTACTTGTTTGTTGTGTAACTGTTGACGGAGGAGGAGGGGGAGGTGAACCACCACCACTACCACCAAAGCATGTATGCATACATTCATCAGGTGATGCATTATGGAATGGATTGTCCTCCATGCCTACACCGTATTGTTGTTCAGAAGTTTGTAGTCGTTTTAATAAGTCAGCCATTTAGTTCTCTGTATAAATTGTTGGTTGTCGAAACCAAGTTTATCACATACTTTATTCCATTGCATGCGACCTGTTAATTCAATGCCATCTAACTTTAGCTTCTTTGCTAAGTCTTCTAGCTTTTTAAATATTTGTTTACCAATATTGAAGTTAAGATTTCTACCAAAGATAAATAAAATTTCTAGTAGTCTTTTCGCCGTTGGATAAACATTTATTTTTATTACATAACCTGCGACTATTCTACCATTATGTTTAATTCTTAACAAACCTAGCACTCCTGTTTCAATATGGTTCCTTAGTATTTCTGGTGTATATTTATTATCAAACGGTATTCGTTCTACCTCCACTGGAAATAACATAAACACTTCATTAATATCGTCATATGATTGTACCTCTTCTACCTCAACCAATAGCCGTTCTCATCAACTGTCCTAACCCTCGTGTAAGTTCAGCTGGTTGTTTCGTTGTTCCTGTTTTTGTTTTACGTACGTTTCTCATTAGCGCATATAGTTTATTTGATCCCTTATCATAACTACCTTGTCCTAATTCTGCAACAATATCTCGTGGTACTACAAATTCTTGTGGACTGACGGCAGCGGCTCGTTTACCCTCGATGCTAGTTTGGATTAAGTCATCCATACCACCACCTGGTCCTTGGAGTTCACCCGCCATAATCCCACCCGCTTGATACTGTTGCGGGTTCATACCCAAATAACTTTGTAATCTTTGAGCACCAGCATCAGATGAACCGTCACCTATGTGACCCACGACATCTGCTGGTATAACGAATGCATTCTCTTGTAATGTTTTGTCGGAGTTTACTTCTCCACCCTCGGCCATTTCTT